TTCGCATTGTGCGTGGCCTATAATTTCCGCCTCGCTTCGCTATTGGTGGCCGTATGGATCGAAAAATTCAGATTGAAGAACTTCAGCTAGAAACGCTGATCCCCTACGCTCGGAACTCGCGCACGCACAGCGACGAGCAAGTGGCGCAAATCGCCGCGAGCATTAAGGAATTCGGGTTTACCAACCCAATCCTGATCGACGACGAGGGCGGCATTATCGCCGGCCACGGGCGTGTCATGGCGGCCCGAAAACTCGGGCTCGAGTTCGTCCCTTGCATCCGTCTCGGATACCTCACGGAAACGCAACGGCGCGCCTACGTCATTGCGGATAACAAGCTCGCGCTGAACGCCGGGTGGGACGACGAACTGCTGGCGCTGGAGCTCGGCGAACTGGAGGAGCGCGACTTCGATTTATCCCTGACCGGGTTCAGCGAGGACGAGCTCGCAAAGCTGATGATCGAGGAGGAGGAAGAGGAGAAGGGGCTCACGGATCCGGACGAGATCCCCGAGGCAAAGGATCCGATTTCCGTCGCCGGCGACGTATGGGTGCTCGGCGATCATCGCGTCATGTGCGGAGACTCGACGAGCGTTACTGACGTCGAACGCCTGATGGGCGGCGCGGTCGCTCAGTTGATCCACGCCGACCCGCCTTACGGTATGGGGAAGCAAGCCGACGGTGTGGCGAACGACAACATCTACCGGGAAGAGCTCGACCAGTTCCAGATGGCATGGTGGGCGACGTTTCGGACCTTCGCGGCGGGCAACGCGAGCGCGTATATCTGGGGGAACGCCCCGGACCTCTGGAGGCTTTGGTATCGCGGCGGGCTCGGGGACTCTGAAAAGATCGAGCTCCGGAACGAGATCGTCTGGGACAAGAAGAGCATCGCGGGCATGGCTTCGCCGGATCTCACGCAATTCCCCATCGCGACCGAGCGCTGTCTCTATTTCCAGTTGGGGAACCAGTTCCGTGGCAATGTGAACACCGACGATTTCCCCGAGACATGGGAGCCGCTCCGGTCTTACATGGAGGGCCAAGCCAACGCCGCCGGCATCAATCGAAAGGACATCGAGCGCGTCTGCGGCTGTCAGATGTTCTCGCATTGGTTCACGCGCTCGCAGTTCAACCTGATCCCCGAGAAGCACTACAAGAAGCTCGCGGCGGAATATCCCGGCCATTTTGCGCGCCCGTGGAAGGAGCTCAAGAAGGAATGGGACACCGTGAAAGGCGGACCGACGAGCGAGATTCAAGGAGCGCGGAGCTATTTCGACAACGCGCACGACGTCATGCGCGACGTCTGGGAGTTCGAGCGGGTAGTTGGCGACGAGCGCCACGGACACGCCACGCCGAAGCCGGTCGCAATGATGGAACGCGTCATGCGGGCGAGTCTCCCCGAGGGCGGGCTATGCGTCGAGCCGTTCGGCGGGAGCGGTTCAACCCTCATGGGCGCGGAGAAAACCGGGCGCGTCTGCTACGCAATGGAACTGCAGGGGCAATACGTCGACGTGATCGTTCGCCGCTGGCAAGCGTTCACCGGGCGGGACGCGATCCTCGAAGCGACCGGGCAGACATTCGACGAGCTCAACCGCGAGAGGACCCGTGCAGTCGCGTAAGTGGTCGGCGTTCGAGTCGCTCGCGAACGTCGCCGTCGGTTATTTCGTGGCGGTTGGCGCTCAGGCGGTGATCTTCCCGCTCTTCGGGATCCACGTCGCGGCGTCGGATCACTTGGCAATCGGGGGTCTGTTCACGGTCGTCTCCCTCGTCCGGTCCTACGCTCTCCGGCGCGTGTTCAATCGGTTGGGGCGCTGAAATGACGACCAAGAGCGCGGCGACTTACCCAGTCGGCACGATCGCGAAGCTCCTCATGATCTCCGACCGCCAAGTTCAGCACCTCACGTCTCTGGGGGTCATCCCGAAGGCCGAGCGCGGGCGCTATGAGCTCGCGGGATCCGTGCAGGGGTATATCCGATACCTCAAGGACCGATCGATAGGCGGCGGGCGCGACGGCGTGATCGACTATCACACCGAGAAGGCGCGCCACATGAAGTTCCAAGCCGACCTCGCGGCGCTGGAGCTCGCCAAGAAGCAAGGCCAGGTGACGACCGTCGACCAAGTGGAGAAGATGGTGACGAAGGCGTTCGCCGAGGTTCGCGCCGGGATGCGGAACTTGCCCGGGCGCACGGTTTCGATGCTGATCGGCGAGACCGACGAGCGCCGTTTTAAGCAAGTCCTCATGGAAGAGATCGACGCCGTTTTGGAGTCTCTCGCCGAGGCGGATCTCTACGACGAAGAAGATCCCGACGAAGAAGCCGACGAGATCGACGAAGAGGAATGAACGTCAAGCGCTACCGGAACCCCGCCGGGGTCGCGAACGCGATCAAGCGCGCTCAGAAGATGCTCCGCCCGCCGGCGAACGTCCTCCCGAGCGAGTGGGCGGAAGCGTCGGTCAAGATCCCCATCGGGAACGCCCTCCCGGGTCCGCTCCGATTGGCGAACGCGCCATACCAGCGCGAGCCAATGGACATGCTCGTCGATCCGGATTGCCAACGGATCACGCTCAAGTGGGGCGCTCAGGTCGGGAAAACCATGCTCGCGCTATGCGTGCAGGGCTATTGCATCGAAGTCGAGCCCCGATCGCAGATGATGATGCAACCATCGCAGGGCGACGTTCAGACATGGCTCGAAACCAAATTTAACCCGCTCGTCTCGGCAAACGAGGAGCTCGAACGGCTGATCGCCAAGCCGCGCGGGCGCGAGGGCGTGAACAACCAGAAGATGAAGTCCTACGCGGGGGGCTTCCTGATGTTCTCGTGGTCCGGATCCCCCAAAACCATGCGCGGGCGCTCCGCTCCGCTGATCGTTTGCGACGAAGTGGACGGCTACGAGGTCACGGACGAAGGGCATCCGGTCGGCCTTTTGTGGCAACGCGCCGCGACGTTCGGGGATCAGCGCTTTCTGATCGAGATTTCGACGCCCACGATCAAGGGCGAGAGCTACATCGACGACGCTTACGAGGCCGGCGACAAGCGCCAATTTCACGTCGCGTGCCCCGATTGCAGGACCCCGCAACCGCTCCGATGGGATCAAGTCGTGTGGGACGGCAAGGAAACGCCCGACGACGAGCAATTCCCGGCGACGGCGCGCTACGCGTGCCCCCATTGCGGCTCACTCTGGGGAGACGGGCAAAGGATCGCGGCGATCAGGACCGCCGAGCGTGACGGGCACGGCTGGAAGGCCGAGAAGCCGTTCAAAGGGCACGCGTCCTACCATTTGAACGAGCTCTACTCGACGTTTCGGCGGCTCCGGGACATCGTGCAGTCCTACCTCGACAAGAAGGCGACGAACGACCTCCAGACGTTCACCAACGTATCGCTTGCCGAGACGTGGGAGGAGCAGGGCGAAACGGCGGATCCGGACACCCTGATGGCGCGCCGCGAGGAATATATCGCCCCCGTGCCGGCTGGAGGGCTCGTTCTGACTGCCGGCGTCGACATGCAACCCGATCGACTGGAGTGCGAGATCGTCGCATGGGGTCACGGCGAGGAGTCGTGGTCCGTCGATTACTCGGTTTTTTGGGGCGATCCCCTTCAGGCGGACGTGTGGGACGACCTCGAAGAGCACCTTTCGACGACTTGGCTCCACGAAACCGGCGCGCACCTGTCGATCTCTGGGGCTTGCGTGGATACCGGCGGCACGGGCGGCAACACTCAGGCGGCTTACGAGTGGCTCCGGGGTAAAACGGGGCGTCGGATCTTCGGCATTAAGGGCGTCGCCGGTTGGGGACGTCCGATCGTCGCCGCTCCGAGCCGAAAGCAGTCGGGCAAGACGAAACGAAAGGTCGACCTGTTCCTTGTGGGCGTCGACGAGGCGAAACTTACCGTGATGCGGCGGCTCGCGGTCAAAAACCCGGGCCCGGGCTACTGTCACACGCCGATGGACCGGGATCCCGACTGGTATAAGCAGTTGACCGCCGAAAAATTGCTCACGCGCTACGTCAAAGGGTTCCCCGTGCGCGAGTGGCACAAGACAAGGCCCCGAAATGAGGGCCTGGACTGTCGTGTTTACGCGCTCGCGGCGCTGAAAATCGTCAATCCGTCGTTCAGAAGGGCGGCGGAACGGCTCGAAAGGATCCTCGAAGCGCGGAAAAATCACTCGGGAGAATGGGACGCGAGCCCCCAAATTCCCAAGGAAAACCCGCAAGAGGAAAACCCGCCGACTGTTGCCGAGACTGTCAGGAAAATTAAGCGCTCGAAATCCCTCAAACGGCGGGGGAATTTTGCGACAAATTGGTGAAAACTACCGTGGCAATCCTTCCCCAACGAATTAAAGCGGGCCTTACTCTCGATAGGCCGGTCGTTTTGACCGCATACCCGGCGAACGTGTGGGTGCTGACGGTTCACATGCGCGGCCCGGGCTCGATCAACGTCGTGAGCGTGCCCGATGGCAACGCGCACCGACTCCGCGCGAACGCCGAGGCGACCGGCTCGTGGGATCCGGGCGTCTATTGGTATTCCGCGCGAGTTTCGAACGAGGACGGCGACGTTTTCGAGATCGAGTCGGGCGAAATCATCATCGATCCGAACTTGGCCGAGGCCACGGCGGGTTTTGACGGCTCCACGCACGCTCAAAGGGTCCTCGCGGCGATCGAGGCGGTCCTCGAAAGGCGCGCCACGCAAGACCAAGAGCGTTACAAGATCAACAACCGCGAACTCTGGAGGACGCCGATCCCCGAGCTCCTCACGCTTCGCGACCGCTACCGCGCACAGGTGAAAATGGAAGCTAGAGCGAAAAGGGGCGACCTGTTCGGGACGGCTGTCCGGGTAAGGTTCCGCTGATGGGATGGTTTAGCCGAAAAAACCCCGAAACGCCGGCCCCGGAAACGGAAAAAACCGAAACCCGGAAGGCTGGAGCCTCCTACAACTCCGCGAAAGCGGCCTCGCGCATGTTTGACGCGACGAAAACCGACCGAGTGAACGGCGACTGGTTGACCATGCCCATCACGGCGGCGTGGCTGATCCGGATCCATCAACGCCCGCTCGTGGCTCGTTCGCGCGAGCAAGTCGCGAACAACGACTACGCGCGCGCCTTCATTCGGCTTGCGCGTCAAAACATCATCGGCCCGAAAGGCGTCGTCCTCCAAGCGCAGACGCGAGACCCGAGCGGAACCCTTGACGCTCTGGCGAATGAGGCGATCGAGGCGGCGTGGTGCAAGTGGGGGCATCGCTCTTCGTGCGACGTGGCCGGCGAGAAGTCGTGGCGGCAGATCCAGTTGTCGGCGATCGACTCCGCGAGCGTCGACGGCGAGTTCATGTTCCGCAAGATTTACGGAAGAGACGCTGGCCCGTTCGGCTTCGCGCTCCAAATGCTCGACCCTCAGCGCTGTCACCCCCAGTATGATCGGTTCGACCTTGAGGACGGCTCGTTTATTCGCGCCGGGATCGAGTTCAACAAGTACGGGCGCGCCGTGGCGTATCACTTCACGGTCGCGAAGGAGTCGGACGCGTTCTACAACTACACCTACGCGGGGCTTCACTATCACCGGATCCCGGCGGACGAGATTATTCACGGCTTCGTGCCCGAAATGGTCGGCCAGAAGCGCGGCCTCCCTTGGATGGCGACCGGATTGTTCCGGATGAAGCAACTCGTCGGCTTTGAGAACGCCGCCGTGATCAACGCGCGGGTCGGCGCGTCGAAGATGGGCGTTATCCAATGGAAGGAAGGCCACGGGCCCGAACTGGAGCCCGAAGAGGCCGAAAACTTCGAGATGGACGGCGATCCCGGGTCGTTCCCGGTCCTTCCGGAAGGCGCGGAGCTCAAGGAGTGGAACCCGCAATACCCGTCGGGCGAGTTCGCGACGTTCAACAAGGCCATGTTGCGCGGCATCGCGTCCGGTTTTGGCGTCGCCTACAACAATCTCGCGAACGACTTGGAAGGCGTGAACTTCTCCAGCATCCGGCAGGGCACGCTCGACGAGCGCGAGCATTGGAAAGAGCTCCAAGAGTGGGTGATCGAGACGCTATGCCAGCCGGTTTTCGAGGCGTGGCTCCCGCGCGCGCTCCTCGGCGGTCACATTACGGTGAAAGGTCGCCCGCTCAAGGCTGAAAAGATCGACCGATACGCCGAAGTCGCGTGGCAGGGTCGGCGCTGGCAATGGATCGACCCGCAAGCGGACGTAAACGCGGCGGTTACGTCGAAAAATAACCTCCTCATGTCGCCCGGGCAGATCATCCGCGAGCAAGGCAAGGATCCGTCCGCTATTTGGCGCGAAATCGCGAACGATATCGCGGAAATGAAGAAAGCCGGCATCCCGGACGACTTCATTAAGGCGTCGATCCTCGACAAGAACCTCCAAGCCATCACGGCGGGCGAGCAAAAGGCCAAGGATGCAGGAAATACCCCATAAGCAGGGCGACACGTTCCGCCTGTCGGTTACGTTTCGCGATCCCGTGACGAAGGAACCCGTCGATATGACGGGGAAAGAGGTCCGCGTCTCGACCCGGATGCGAAACGGGATGCCTCTCCGGGGTATCTCGATTGACACGCTCAGCGCGGCGGGCGGGGTCTACGAAATCAACTGCTCCGCCGTGAGCACAAAGGCGTGGCCTGTCGGTTTGACCGAAGCCGACATCACGGTGATCGAAGGCGGCGAAGTCTCCTCCACCAAATCATTCGGGATATTCGTCGAGCGCGAGGTCTAACCGTGTTCGACATTCAGATCGCCCAACTCCCTCCGCGCTATGAGGTCGTCCTCTCGGCGGAGAACAAGCCGACGGTGATCCTCACGACCTCGCCGAACTTCGAGGCGGAAATCTATCCGCTGATCCGGTTCCTTAAAGGGGACCAAGGCGAGCAAGGGATCCAAGGCATCAAGGGCGACCCCGGCGAAGGCGTGCTGAACTTCACCCCGGACCCTCTCATTCCCTACATTCTCGCGAAATCATAGACGGAGCATTTATGGCCACACTCGAACAACGACTGAGCGCGCTCGCTTCCGCGATTGGCGCGGACGTTAAGGCGCTGAACGCGGCGCACGGTGATCTCTCGACCCTCTCGACTACAGCGAAGAGCAACCTAGTCGCGGCGCTCAACGAGGTTTTGACGATCGCGCAGTCGGCGACCGGCGTCATCAACGACACGGCGGGGAGCGGGACGACGAACAAGACGTGGTCCGCCGACAAGATCGCGTCCGCTCTGGCAACGCTGAAATCCGACCTCTTGAACGGCGCGCCGACCACGTTCGACACGCTGAAGGAGATCGCGGATTATATCGCGAGCGATCAGTCGGCGGGAACCGCTCTGGCGACGGCTGTTGCAAACCGGGTTCGATTCGACGCGGCTCAAACGCTCACGAGCGGCGAAAAGACTCAGGCGTGCTCCAATATCGGGGCGGTTCAGACCTCCGACGCCGGCAACATTACTGCGGACCTGACAGCGACCTACTCAACCGCGAAGGCGTAACATGACGCTCGCCGATCAGCTATCCGCGCTGGCGCAAGCGATCGGCGCGGATATCAAGTCGCTCCTCTCCCGGGTCTCGGTTCTGGAGTCATCATCCGGGGCGGGATCCGTCGCGGCGATTTCGTCCGCCGACCAGTCGTCGAGCTCGACCACGCTCGCGGATGCGACCGGCCTTTCCGTGTCCGTCGCGGCCAATGCGACCTACCGCGTCGACGCGTTCGTGAAATTCTCGTCCGCCTCCGTGGATACCGGGCTCGCGCTCGGGTACACGCTCCCGGCGAGCGCTGTCGGCATGGTTGAGATCGCGATCCCGTCCGTCTCGACGTGGCTCTCGCAAATGACGCGCCTTATTACGTCGGCACAGTCCGACTCGGCGACCGGGAACGGCGTCCCGGCGGCGGATACCGTCTACACGGCAAGGATAAGCGGGATCATCAAGACCGGAGCGACCTCTGGGGCCCTGCAGATCCGCTTCGCGTCCGAGGTGGCGAGCTCGGCGGTCACGCTGAAATCAGGGTCCGAGATCCTCCTCACTCGCGCGATCTAAGCGGAAATCCCGCAAGAGGAAACCAGCCTGGACCCTCTTCAGACTGGCGAGCATGGAAAACCTAATCGCTCACCTCTTCCTTGCGCGTGAACTGGCGCACCGGGCGCACCTTCGGTCGCGGAGCTACGCGGAACACGTCGCGCTCGGCGAGTTCTACGCGGCGATCGTCGACCACGCGGACACGATCACCGAGGCATGGCAGGGGCGGACCCTCCAGCTATTGACGATCCCGCTCCTCTCTGGGGACCCGGAAGCCGACATCCTCGAAACGCTCAAGAACCACGTCGAGTGGATCGCGTCGGCGCGTTACGTCGCCGCTCCGCGTGAGGACACGCCGATCCAAAACCTGATCGATGCGGCGGTCGAGGCGTATCTCTCCACGATCTACAAGCTGACATTCTTGAAATGAGCAAAATCACACTCGAGCAAATCCGAAGCAAAGACGGCGCGAAGGCGTTCCGCGAAGCCGAGGTCGGCGCGGTCAACGTCGAGAAGCGGACCGTCGAGCTTGCATTTTCCAGCGAGGCCGAGGTTCAGCGATGGTGGGGCGTCGAGGTTCTAAGCCACGACCCGTCCGCCGTGGATCTCGCGCGTCTGAGAGACGGCGCGCCCTTGCTCATGAATCACAACGACCGCGACCAGATCGGCGTGGTTGAATCCGTTTCCATCGACGCAGACCGCCGGGGGCGGGCTGTTGTGCGGTTCGGGAGAAGCGCACGTGCCGAGGAAATCCTCCAAGACGTGAAAGACGGCATCCGTCGGAAGGTCTCGGTCGGTTACTTCATCAACGAAGCCAAACTGACCGAAGAACGCGACGACGAAGAAGTCTGGACGATCACGAACTGGACCCCCTTCGAGATCAGCATCGTCCCCATCGCGGCGGATACCAGCGTGGGCGTAGGACGCTCACTCGAAACCGATGCGGATCCCAAACCCGAACCAATCAAAACTGAGGACACTCGAAAAATGGATATCGAAAAGGAAAAGCCCGCCCCGGCGGTCGATCACGAAGCCGCGATCCGTGCGGCAACCGAGGCCGAGAAGTCTCGCGTCCGTTCCATTCTGGAAATGGGCGAGAAGTTCAAGGCTGAGGATCTCGCGCGCGACGCCGTTAAGGACGGCAAAACCGCCGAAGAATTCCAGCGCTCGCTTCTGGATCACATCAACGCCAAGACTCAGCGCCCGCTCTCTGAGCAGATGCGCGACGCCGATATCGGCCTGACCGATAAGGAAGCCCGGAACTTCTCGTTCCTGAAGGTGATCCGCGCCCTTGCTGAACCGACCGACCGTCGGGCTCACGAGGATGCAAAGTTCGAGTTCGAAGCCTCCCGCGCGGCGGCTGATAAGCTCGGCAAGAACACCGACAAGTTCGTGATCCCGGCTGACGTTCTGACCCGCTCGCTGAACACCAGCAAGACGGGCGCGGAAGCGGGCGACACCGGCGGCTACGGTATCGCGACGACCCTTATGGCTCAGTCGTTCATCGACATTCTCCGCAACCGCACCACCATCATGCAGTTGGGCTCGGTGATGGGCGGGCTTGTCGGCAACATCGACATCCCGAAACAGGTCGCCGCGTCTCAGGGCTACTGGCTCGGCGAGGACGACGACGCAACCGAAAGCAACTTGGAACTCGGCCAGATCCACCTGTCGCCGAAAACCGTCGCGGCTTTCAGCGAAATCACCCGCAAGCTGATGATCCAGTCCTCGCTCGACACGGAAGCGCTCGTCCGCACCGACTTGGCGAAGGCTCTCGCGCTGACGATCGACCGCGCCGGCTACTACGGCACGGGCTCCGATCACCAGCCGCTCGGCATCGTCAATCAGTCCGGCGTGAACGCTGTCGCCTTTGCGGGCGCTCAGCCGACCTTCGCCGAGCTCGTGGAAATGGAAACCCAGATCGCCTTGCTGAACGCTGACGTGAACAGCATGGCCTACGTCGGCAACGCGGCCCTTCGTGGTCACGCCAAGACGACCCTCAAGTTCCCGGGCGTGAACGGCGCGGGCACTATCTGGGAACCCGGCAACACCATCAACGGCTACCGGACTGAAATCACCAATCAGGTGCAGACCGGCGACGTGTTCATGGGCAACTTCGCGGATCTCCTCATCGGTATGTGGGGCGGGCTCGAACTTCTGGTCGACCCCTACACTCACAGCAAGAAGGGTCGCCTCCGCGTCGTCGTATTCCAAGACGTCGACTTCGCGGTTCGTCGCACGCAGTCCTTCTGCGTGGGTCGCCCGGACTAAGACCGGCAACCAAACGAAAGAGGCCGGGTAAACTATCCCGGCCTTTTTCTTAATGAGGAAACACAATGTCCGAATCTGTATTTTTGAAAGTAACCTCCGCCTTTTGGATCGGCGGGGAAATTGCGAAGGCGGGTGAAGTTGTCGAGGTTTCGACCTCTGAAGCGAAAGACCTCCTCCAGCGCGGAAAGGCTGTTCTTGCGAACGCCGAGGACGCCCCGAAAGTAGCCCCGAAGCTCGGCCTGTCTGTCGGCGACACCAAGCGCGCCGACGAGGACGAAGCGCCGGCGGCGACTGAGAGCGCCGAACCCGAAGCGCCGGCGAAACCCGCCAAGGGCAAGAAATAATGCCCACCCCGGCTTGGGACGACCTCGACGCGTTCGTCTCCACGGACGACTTCGCGGTTCAAATCGTTCTGCAGATGCAGGACGGAACCACGCGGTCGTTCCCCGGGATTTTCGACGAGCCCTACCTCAACGCCCAACTCGGGGAATATGAGGCCGACACGAGCCGGCCCCGGATCGCGTGCAAGGAGGCCGACGTGCGCGGCGTCCTTCGTGGCGACCGGATCATCCTCGACGGCAAGATTTACGACGTCCTGACCGCGCCGCATATCGACGGAACCGGCATGGCGTCTCTGGAACTCGCTTCGACTGAGCTCGACGGGTAGCCCATGCTGTATCTCGACTTCGACGCGAAGGGGATCCGGGAGATTATCGAGGCCCTCGGACCGACCGAAAGGCAGGTCAAGTTCGCGATATCTCGCGCGGCGAAACGCACGGCGGCGACCCTTCGGAAAAAGTCCGAGGCCGGCTTCAAGTCCGAGATCGGCGTGAAGAAGCTCGCCTACCTCCGCAAGCGCTTAAAGACGATCCGGATCAAGCGGTCGAACGTCGAGGGCGCGGAGCTCTGGTATGGTTTGAACCCGCTCCCGCTTTCGATGCTCAAGGGACGAGCCAAGGACAACAAGCCGAACGGCGCGTCGTGGTCCGGCAAGGCCGGCAGTTTCAACTTCCCGAAGGGCTTCGTGCACTCGGGACTCAACGGGCGCGGGCGCTCGATCTATTTCCGCGAAGGTCGCGCACGTCTCCCGCTCGACGAGGCAAGCGCGCCGATCAAGGACAAAATGGACGTCTATATCGAGGACGTGATTTTCGATGAGGTCGAAGAGATTTTTATGAACCACTTCATTCGCGACCTACGCGCGCGCCTCACCTACAACGTGGGGATGAGCTAATGAGCAACGCCAACACCGAAACCACGCTCGACGCGGTTCATGCCGGGATCGTCTCGGCGATCAGCGCGAAGTTCCCAGACCTCCAGACGGTCGAGGCGTACCGGCTAGATCGAAAGTCCCTCAAGGTCCCCGCCTGTCTGGTCGAGCTCACCGACTGGGACACGCGGGTGGATCCCGACCCCGGCACGGAACAACTCGCGGTGATGGCGCGCTTCGAGGCTCGCTTCATCATGTCATTCAGACAAGGCGCGGCGAACCCGAAGCTCGAAGTCCGCAAGCTCGCGGCGGCGTTCGCGGCGTTCGCGAAGTTCCAGCGATGGGGCTGTCCAATCGGTCCCGCCGAGATCCTCAGCGCGGCCCCCGACGACTTCGACCCCGAGCTCGACCAGTTCGAAGTGTGGTGCGTGGAGTGGCAACAAATCATCCACCTCGGCGCAAGCGTCTGGGAAATGCCCCCCGACTGGATCCCGACCGAGGTCTATCTCGGCTTCGCGCCTGATATCGGCCCCGAGCACATCGACGATTATATCGGCCCCCTTACCGGGAGCATCGAGGACAATCTCCCGTGAGCGCCGAAGCCTTCGCGATCAGCGAACACGCGCGGATGATCTCGAACATGATCCGCGTGGGATCCGTCGTGGAGCTCGACACGGAAAAGGGGCTCGTCAAGGTTCGCGCCGGCGGCGTCGTGTCCGACTGGATTCACTTCGCGTGCGGGACCCGTGCGGCGATGGAACCCGCCACGCCCCGGCGAGCAAGTCGTAATCGCGTGTCCAGGCGGTGAACTGGAGCACGGCGTCGTGCTCGGCTCGATCTATCAGGACAAGTATCCGCACGGCGGCACGTCGAAGTATCAGGACCGGACGGTTTACCCGGACGGCTCCGTGGTCGAGTTCAACGCGGAAACCCACACGCTCACAGTTACGGCGGCAAAGGAAGGAAAGGTCGTCATCAACTGTAAGAACGCCGAGATCAAAGCGACCGGGGAACTCAAGATCGACACGCCCACGGCGAAGTTCACGGGCGACATTAAGGCGGACGGCGACGTGCAAGCGGGATCCGTGAGCCTCAAGGATCACAAGCACGGACAAGTTCAGCCGGGTAGCGGACAAACGGGCAAGCCGGCGGCTTGATAGGAAAAGGCGCAAGAGGAAACCCGCCCTCCACGGTCCGAGAATGGCCCAATGGAAGGCATGAACGTATCGACCGGAAAGCTCCTCGGCGGCATTGAACACTTGCGTCAATCCGTGCGGGACATTCTCACGACCCCGATCGGGTCGCGAGTCATGCGGCGCGACTATGGGAGCCGGCTGTTCGAGCTCGTCGACCGCCCGATCAATCGCGAACTAATCCTCGAACTCTACGCGGCGACCGTAACCGCTCTGGAGAAGTGGGAGCCCCGTCTCAAGGTTCAGCGCGTGAACGTCGTCGCGGCGACGCCCGGGGCGATCGAGCTCGACCTTTGGGCCCGTTACTTGCCGAACGGCAAGGACATTAAACTCGACGGCATCATCGTAAAATGAGCGAAACCCAACTGCCTCTCGACCTGTCTCTTCTCCCGCTCCCGACCGTCGTCGAGGAGCTCGATTTTGAGACGATCCTCGCGGCGCAACTCGCGGACCTTCGGTCGCGCGATCCGGCTTATACGGCGACCGTCGAGAGCGACCCGGCTTACAAGATCCTCGAAGCGGCCTCCTACCGTGAGACGCTCCTCCGTCAACGCGTCAACGATGCGGCGCGGCGTCGTCTCCTTGCGTTCGCGAGGGGAGGCGACCTCGACCAGTTGGCGGCGTTCTATGGCGTCGCGCGTCAAGTCATCACGCCGGCGGATCCGACGGCTAACCCGCCGGTCGAGGAGGTCCTCGAAACCGACGCGTCGTTCCTGATCCGGGTCCGTGAACACACCAAAGGATCGAGCGCGGCGGGCACGAAGTCGTGGTATCGCTACCACGCGATGAGCGCGACCACGGGCGCGCGCGACGTGGAAGTAGACGCCCCAGCGGGCGGCACGGTCCGCGTGTCGGTCCTCGGCAACACCGAAACCGGCGTCCCGACGAGCGCAACCCTCGCGGCTGTCGAGGAGGTCGTCCTCTCGGATGCAATTCGCGGCCTCTGTCATTCCGTGTCCGTCGTCTCGGCGGATATCGTCACGGTGAACATCGAGGCGAATATCAAGCTCCTCCCGACCGTGCAGACGACGTTCATCGCGGACATTGAGACCGCGTTCCGTGCGGCGATCGAAACCGCGCGCGGCCTTGGTTGGGATCTCACGCCGTCGTGGATCATCGCGAACCTTCAACTCGTGGGCGTGCATAGCGTCGAGCTCGTCGCGCCTGTCGGGACGGTTTCCGTCGCGCCGAACCAATGCGTCCACCTTGGAACGCTGACCCTCAACTACGCGGGGATGGCGGTCTAAATGGGCGAGTTTCACTCGATCCTTCCGAAGAACTCGACGAGCGCGGAGCGCGCTCTCGAAGCGGCTGTCCGCGCGCCGGTCGCCGTCGATCTCGGGATCGATCGGATTGTCACGCTCAAAGAGAACCCGCCCGACTCGTTCCTGTTGTGGCTCGTCTGGGAATACGGCCTTGAGGAGCTCCTCCCGTATATCCCGGACCTCGACGCGCTCCTCGCGCAGGGGCTTATCTGGGAACGGATCAAGGGAACCCCGGAATCGATCCGGATGGTTTTTTCTTGGCTCCACTACGGGTCACCAGAAGTCGAGGAGGAGGAGCCGCTCTCGGCGCATTGGTACGAGTTCATGGCCGACCCGGGCGGCGTTCCCCCGTATTCGGACCTTGAGGGATTGACGCGGCTCGCGAAGATCACGGCTCCAGTCGGGACGAAGCTCTCGCGATTGTTCCACGGCTACGACGTGCGGCGCTTCATTCTCGATCGGTCGGACTGGGGCGATCTCCTCTCGGACAACTCGGGCGTTTATGATCCGGATCTCGGCGTCGTTCTCTCATTCGGTCGGAAGTTCGCGTCTCTGGCGACGCTCGACGCAACGACCGAGATCCTCGGCGCGACGCTGACCCGGGCGCATGAAACGCACCACATTTACGAGGATCGGGTCGTCTGGGACTTCAACAAGTTCGGCGACGTTCCTGTTCTGATTTACGACGCCACGGACACGCGCGCGCGGGATGAATCCTCGTCGGCTGTAGTCGTCGGGCAATACTGGACGGGGATCCCGTGGGTCGCCGAGACGTGGGAAAATATCGGTTATTTTGTGAGGTCACAGCACTATGGCGATTCTGCCTAGATCCGGTCGCGCGGCTATCGCCAAGGCGATCAAGAACCAAAGCATCCACCTCGCTTGGGGTTTGGGTGATGGCGCATGGACAAACCCGCCCGCCGAGGACGCTCTCGCCACGGAGCTTATCGACGAGATCGGGCGAAGAGAAGCGGTCGAGGTCGCGTACGTCGTTCCAAACGAGAGCGGCAACATCACGATCGAAGGCGCGGGGACGTTCAGCCGAACCGAGACGCCGACCAATCAGCTCTTCCTCTCGTTCAAGTTCGACGCCGCGAACGCGCCGACCGCGATCATCCGCGAGATCGGCGTATTCGCTGGCACGGTGACGACCCCGGGCCTACCGGCGGGGCAGAAGTATTTCGTCCCGTCCGAGATCAGCGACCCCGGGACGCTCCTCCAACTCGAACACAAGACCCCGATTTATCGGGCGGCGAATACTCGCGAGTCGTTCGACATTCTCATTACCTTCTGAGGCCGATAGATGGAAAACTATTACGACCGGACCGACCCGGCCAAACACTACGACCGGCATCTATTCCGCGCGGGAAAGGGACTGCAGTCCGCTGAGCTCAACGAGGTTCAATCGGCGACGATCTCCCGCATTACGTCGATCGGCGACGCTCTGCTGAAGGACGGCGACATCATCAAGGATTGCGCCTGTCTGGTAAACGCGGATACCGGCGCGGTCCTCCTCAACTCCGGCGCGATTTACATCCGGGGCATGGTGCGCGGCGTCGGCACGGGATCGTTCACGATCGCGACGGTCGGCACGGTCACGATCGGCGTCTACATCACCGAAACCGAGGTCACCGAACTGGATGATCCGGCGCTCCGCGATCCGGCGGTCGGAACCCGCAACTATCAGGAAGCGGGCGCGGGTCGTCTCCAAGTCGAAACCGCGTGGGGATATGCCGGCGACGACTCCGACGGCGATTTCTTCCCGGTTTGGACGGTGATCGACGGGGTTCTCCTCCCGAAAGAAGCCCCGCCGAACCTCGACTCCGTAACGAACGCGATCGCGGCCTACGACCGCCAATCTACCGGCGGGACTTACGTCGTGAGCGGTCTCCGCGTTTCGGCGCTCGCGGATCTCGTGTCGGGCGAGCAGGTTTATTCTGTCGGCGAAGGCGAGGCCCGCGTCGACGGTCGCAACGTGAAGCTGAGCACCTCGCGCCGCGTGGTTTACCCGGCGACGGCGGACCTCCTCCGGATCACGTCCGAGCCGCACGTCTCGTCCGGGGTTTCCGCTCAGCGTGTGAACACGGACCGCTATCCGATCGCCAACCTCGTCTCCGTGCAGATCACGGCGGAAAAGACCGCAACGATCACGCACGGCGCGTTCACCGGCGCGCAAGACTCGCTCCCGGATAATTCGGTCCTCGCCATTCTGGAAGTGAAGCAGGGCGCGACGACCTACGTCGTGAACACCGACTACAAGCTCACGGCGGGCAAGGTCGACTGGACGCCTTCCGGCGCGGAGCCGGCTCCCGGTTCAACCTACACGGTGAAGTATCAATACATCACCACAGTAACCCCGACGGCGGCGGACGCGGCGGGCTTCACGGTCACGGGCGCGGTCTCTGGAACCCTGATCCAAGTCACCTACGACGCGGCGCTCCCGCGCTACGACCGCCTCTGTCTCGACTCCTCCGGGCAGTTCGTGTGGGTGAAGGGCGTCGCGGCGGACTATTACCCCGTCGCTCCGAGCGTTCCGAACAACCTGATGCTTCTCGGGACGATCGCGCAGACGTGGGACGCCACGGCGACGCGCTCAGTCCGCAACGACGGCGTGCGTATGGTCCCGATGGCGGATATCGAGGACATTCGGATGGGTGTCCTCGATCTCTACGACCTCGTGGCCGAGCAGAAATTGAAGTCGGACGCCAACGGGCGGCTCGCGGCGGCGACCAAGGGCCTCTTCGTGGATCCGTTCCGAAGCAACGCACAGCGCGACGAGGGAATCACTCAAAGCGCGGTGACCGCCTTCGGGTTTATGGTCATGCCCATGTCCGAGTCCGTGGCGTCTCTCACGACCCCGGGCGGCACGGTTGCGACGCTGAACAAGACGGACGTCGCTAAGCTGACTCAGGACGCGCGCTCGGGTTCGATGAAGGTCAACCCCTACATGGCCTTCGCGCCGTTCCCGGCGAGCGTGACGCTCAACCCGGCGGTGGATCACGCGGTCCAAGAGATCATCAACTGGGCTCCAGGCATCTTCATCAATCATTGGCTCGGACCGCTCGGCCATTTTGTGATCGACTCGATTGTCGTCTCGATCGAGACGCTCTCCAGCACCACGACCGCCTTACCAAACCTTCGGCAAATCAACGTGGCGTTTTCAATCTCAGGTTTCGGCCCGGGCGAACAAGTCACGCAAGTGAAGTTCGACGGAATCGACGTGACCTCTACCGTCGCGGGAGTTTAATCAATGACAGTTTCAGCAAATAGCGCCGGCGTCGTCTCAGGGAGATTTACGATCCCGGCAAACGTGCCCGTCGGAACCAAGCTGGTCGAGTTCGCGGGCTCTGGTGGTTCGAGCGGCTCGGCCAATTTCACCGGCACGAACGAAATCCAAACGACCACGAAACGCAAGAGAACGGTCACGAACTATTGGGACCCGCTCGCGCAGACGTTCGTTCTCGACAACGATAGCCAGATTTCCGGCGTGGACCTCTGGATGACCGCGAAGGGCACGAGCCCGATCGTGGTCCACCTCCGCGAAGTCGAGAACGGGTTCCCCGTTCGGCGGCTACTGGCTGAAGCGACCCTCAAGCCAGCGGACGTCCTGACTAATGGAAGCCCGACGCGCTTCGCGTTCCCCGAGCTCCCTTATCTTCGCGCCAACACCGAATACGCGATCGTTGTTATGTGCGACGACGCGGTGGCGGCGGCATCGGTCGCGCAACTTGGAAAGTGGGACTCGGTTCACGGGCGCTGGATCACGAGCCAACCCTACCAGATCGGCGTGCTCCTCTCCTCGTCGAACAACTCGACGTGGACCGCGCACCAAGACATGGACCTCGCGTTCCGTCTGTTGTCTCCGTCCTTCACTCAGACGAGCCGAACGATCGACCTCGGGACGAAGGCCGTCACCAACGCCTCCGACCTCATGGTTATGGCGGACGTCGATATCCCGGCCTCCTCGTGTCGGTGCGTGTTCAAACTGACCCTGCTCGACCTGTCGAACACCGAGATCACGGTCGCGCCGTATCAGCCGGTTTCGCTGTCCGCTCGCTATACCGGGAACGTCAAGGTGGAAGCGATCCTCACGGGGACCGCCGAAGCCTCGCCGGTTCTCTATCCGGAAGTGCAACTCGCGATCGGCAACGTGCAGGAAACCGCGACCTACGTCACGCGCGAATTCTCCGCGAATAGCGGGACGAGCCTCGTCGTGATCCTCGACGCCATGACCCCGGGTTCCAGCGCGATCACGGTCGAGGTCTACAACGGCACGACTTGGGCGGCGGTCTCGTTCGATAGCGGTGCGCCTCTCGAAGATACGTGGGTCGAGCGGAAATACATCAAGACCGGATTTTCCGGAACGACCGCGCGGCTCAGAATTACGATGACGGGGAACGCGGCGGCGCGTCCTACGATCCGTAACCTCCGCGCCATTTTCACTTAATCGAGGGCTGAGACGTGCAGGACGATCGCACTACAAACTTCAACTTGCCGAAGCCGGGAGCGGGGAACCTCCTCACGGACGACTTGGCGAGACTTCGCTCCGCTCTCGACCTGATCGACACAGCGATCGCGGCGAGGGCGACGAGCGCGGACATTAGCGCGCAACTCGCGGCGCTTATCGGATCAGCGCCCGCGACCCTCGATACCCTCAAGGAATTGGCGGACGCGATCGGGAACGACCCGTCGTTCGCGACTCACGTCGCGGCCAATATCGCCTCCCTGCAAGCGTCGCTCGCCTCTCTCGCTGCGTCTGGGGTTTCCTACAATGGCGCGTCGTCGGGGATCTCAGCGACGACCGTGCAGGGCGCGATCGACTACCTCAAGAACATTGCGGGCGCTGGCTCTGGCGGTTCGGTTGCGTCCTACACCAGACAGAAGTTCACGGCGACGGCGGGACAAACGACGTTCACCACGTCGGGGTATACGGTCGGCTATCTCCAAGTGTTTCTGAATGGTGTCCTTCTCGATATCACCGATTACACGGCGGCGAACGGCTCGACGGTCGTTCTCGCGACCGGCGCGGCGGCGGGCGATGAACTCGTGACGATCGCGCTCGATAGTTTCAACATCGCCAACCTGTTGCGCGTATTGACTGCGAGCGCGTCGGCTCCGGCGGGCTCCGTCTCCATCGGCGCGGATGGTGGCCTTACCGTTAAGTCTCTAAACGGTGGCCCACTCGCCGGGATGCGGAACCGGATCATCAACGGCGCAATGATGATCGATCAAAGGAATGCAGGGGCGAGCCTAAACCCGGCGGGTTCCGGGGTGTATACCGTTGATAGATGGAAAGCCCAATGCTCAACGGGGACTTTTCAGAGAATTACATCGACGCTATCTGGGTATCCGTATTCGCTGAAATATACGGGGGCGGGCTCAAATGCTTATATGCAGATGGGGCAACAAATCGAGTTTTTGAATTGTTGCGACCTGCAAAATCAAACCGTAACTATTTCATTCAAGGCGAAAGCAAATAACTCCAACTCGGGGTCGACGGCGCTAACAGTCCGGACCAGAACTCTCGCCGGGACTGACGGTGGGTGTATTTTTGCGGCGGCCAACGTAGATACTTCGGTAACGCTCACGACTTCTGAGGCAAGTTATGTAGTCACCCGCACATTGCCAGCGTCGTTCGGTTCTCTCAGTCTTGAGTTTGCCATTGGCTCGCACGTTTCGGGTGATGGCTTCGAAATCACCGGCGTCCAACTCGAAAAAGGCTCCGTCGCGACGCCGTTTGAGTTTCGACCGTTTGGGGCCGAGTTGGCTCTTTGTCAGCGGTATTTTTACACTTCGTATTGCTATGGAACCGCCATCGGAGCAGTGACTTCTGCCGGCTCTCTTATTCAAAGAGCCGCATATACTGGAAATGCCACGCACATTTCAAGAGATTATCCTGTTCCGATGCGAACAGTGCCATCTGTAACCACATATAATATGGCTGGATCACAAACAGTTTCGGTGGCTGGAGAATCCGGCGACAAATCTTGTAGCGTATATTTCACAGGATCATATGTTGGTATCGCAGCTATTAACCACATAGCTTGTAGCGCGGAGTTATAAAATGTATAAATTGCTGAAAGACTACAATAATCTTATTTACGCTGTTGCTAATAACAACACGACTATTCCCTTCGTCCCGGCCAACACCGACTACCAAACCTTCAAGCGGGACATAGCCGAAGGCGTTGAACTTCAAGACCCCGACGGGAACGTCATGTCTGCTGAGGACGTCGCGGCTTTTCTTAAATCGCTCGCGGAGGCGTAATGAGTAACGCGGGAAGTCTGGGCGCAAGTGCTCAGGAATTGAATTCGGTCGCGGCTTCGGGGTTCATGTTCCGCAACCGCCTCATCAACGGCGACATGCGGATCGATCAGCGACGCAACGGGGCAAGCCTCAGCGTCCCACTTGGGTTTGCGAACTACACGCTCGATCGCTGGAACTGCCAAGCATCCCAGTCGAACAAGGTCTCGGTTCAGCAAAACGCGGGATCCGTCACGCCGCCGGATGGGTTTACCAATTACCTCGGCGTGACTTCGCTCTCGGCCTATACGGCGGCGGCGAATGAATACTTCGCGATCATGCAGTCGATCGAGGGGTATAACGTCGCGGACTTCAATTTCGGGAAGTCGAGCGCCAAAGCCATCACGGCGTCGTTTTGGGTTCGGTCGAGCCTTACCGGGACCCATTCCGGGGCGGTATTGAATTCCGACGGCTCGCGCGGGTATGCGTTCACCTTCTCGATCTCGGCGGCGAACACTTGGGAATATAAGACCGTCACGATCCCGGGCGACACGACGGGAACTTGGAACACGACCAACGGCGCGGGCTTGATGATCCGCTTCGATCTCGGGAGCGGTTCCAGTTTCCGGTTCTCCCCCGGATCATGGGGCGCGTTCAATCCCAACGGCGCGACGGGCGCGGTCTCTGTTATCGGAACCAATGGCGCGACGTTCTACGTCACGGGGGTTCAAGTCGAACCCGGCTCAGTTGCGACGCCCTTCGAGCGGCGTCCGTATGACGAGGAATTGGCGCGGTGTCGGAGATACCACGAGCAAACGGACGTCCTCACCGGATACGCGGGCGCGTGTTCTGCTATCGGCGTGAGTGTAAGCGCGGCAACCGGGCAGAGGTTCATGGTCCCCAAGCGAGCCACCCCGACTGTCGTTATCTATAACCGTGCCGGGACCGCAAATAAGGTCGCGAACATTGCCACTGGGGTTGCGGTCGGGACGACGGTCACGGCGGCGAATATCGGCGTGTATGGGTTCCAATCCATCCTCGATAGCGGATCAGGTTTCACGGCGGGCACAATCTACGAACTGAACTATTCCGCAACGTCCGAGATTTAACTGGGTTCACGTTAGACCAGCAGGACTTGCCCCGCTTCGGCGGGGCTTTTTTTGTGGGAAATCGCGCAAGAGGAAAACGGGGGTCCGGTCCTCGATCATGCAGACTACGGTTATCCGGAACTAACCTTTGATCCTCTGAGGACCCCTTAAATGACTGAACAATTCCTGCACGGCGTCGAGGTCGTAGAAATCGACGACGGCATCCGTCCCATTCAGACCGTACGGTCGTCGGTCATCGGCATTGTGGGAACCGCCCCGCGCGCTGATGCTTCCGTGTTCCCGCTGAACACCCCGGTTCTAATCACGAGCTCGCGCACCAAGGCGGCGAAGCTACTCGCGAACGCCGGCTCCAACGATGGCACGCTCCCGAGCGCTATCGACTCGATCTTCGACCAGACCGGCGCGGCTGTCGTCGTGATCCGCGTCGAAGAGGGCGAGAACGACGCCGCAACCGTGGCGAACGTGATCGGCGGCGTCAATTCCCAGACCGGCGAGTATGAAGGGGTCCAGGCGCTTCTCGCGGCTCAGTCCATCCTTGGCGTTTCGCCCCGGATCCTGATCGCTCCCGGGTTCACTCACCAACGCGACGCGCAGAACGCGAACGCGGTCGTCGCGGAACTTGTCGGGATCGCGGATCGTATCCGCGCGGCCATCATCGCAGACGGTCCAAACACGACCGACGAGGACGCGATCGCATACGCCGGCGACTTCGGGAGCAAGCGCGTCTACGTCGTGGATCCCTTCGTGAAGAAGCTCGACGCGAGCGGCAACACCATTGTCGCCCCGTCTAGCGCTATCGTCGCCGGCCTGATCGCCAAGTCGGACGCCGAGCGCGGCTTCTGGTGGTCGCCTTCGAACCAGACCATCGCGGGGATCACCGGCGTCGCTCGTTCGATCGACTTCACTCTCGGGGATGCAAATTCACGCGCGAACATCCTCAACGAGAACAAGGTCGCGACGATCATCCGCGAGGACGGCTTCCGACTCTGGGGCAACCGCACCCTGTCGGCGGATCCGAAATGGGCGTTCCTGTCCGTCGTTCGCACGTCGGACATTATCAACGACTCGCTCCTCCGTGCTCACTTGTGGGCGGTGGATCGGAACATCACCAAGACCTACGTCGAGGACGTAACCGAAAGCGTGAACGACTTCCTCCGGACGCTGACCAAGCTCGGCGCGATCCTCGGCGGGAAGTGTTACGCTGACCCGGATCTCAACACTCCGGAAAACATCGCGGCGGGCAAGGTCTATTTCGACTTCGACTTCACTCCGCCTTACCCGGCTGAGAAGGTCACCTTCCGTTCGCACCTCGTGAACGACTACATCACGGAGATCCTCTAACATGGCCGCGCGTAATATCCGCAAAAATCTAAACCTCTTCGTCGACGGGCGCGGTTACGCGGGGCAGATCGAAGAGTTCAACGCGCCGAAGCTCGCGATCACGACCGAAGAGTTCCGGGGCGGCGGTATGCACGCCCCCGTCGAGATCACGATGGGCATGGAGAAGATGGAGACCGACTTCTCCCTGATCTCCTACGACGCGGACGTCCTGTCGCTGTTCGGCGTGGTCGAAGGTTCGACCGTTCCGTTCGTGGCGCGTGAAGCTCTGGAGTCGCTCGACGGCGTGGTGACTCCGGTCGTCCACACCATGCGCGGCAAGATCAAGGAAATTGATCCGGGCACAAGCAAGGCGGGCGACAAGCCGACGCTGAAGATCAGCATGGCGCTTACTTACTACAAGCTCCAGCACGGCGGCAAAACCGTGCAGGAAATCGACGTCGAGAACATGATCCACGCGGTAAACGGCGTGGACACTCTCGCCGGCATTCGCGGCGCTCTGGGCGTCTAAAGTGGAACAAGCGCGCCCGGTCTCAGGATCGGTGCGCGCCTTTTTTATAGGTGGCACATGGATAACAACGATTCTGGTTTTGTGGATATTTCTCTCTCTCGTCCGCTGGAGATCGACGGCGCGAAAGTCTCCGTCCTCCGGATGCGGGAACCGACTGTCGGCGACCAGTTGGCGGCGGATGAATACAAGGGCGGCGACGCGGCGCGCGAGATTATGACCTTCGCGAACCTCTGTCAGATCACGCCCGACGACCTCAAGCGGTTGCGGATGAAGGACTACAAGAAGCTCCAAGAGGCTTACTTGGGTTTTATGTCCTGACCCCCGAATACATCCGGGACGGGGCGCTCGCTCTGGCGTCGCATACCGGGTGGGGGGTCGGGGAACTAATGGCGATGCGGGTTTCTCGCTTCGCGTGGTGGATCGACGGACTACCGAAGGACAATGGCTAACCAACGGCTCAACGCGACAATCACGATCGGCGGCGCGGTCTCCGGAACGCTGAGGGGCGCGCTCGGCACGACGAAGAGCAAGCTCCAAGAAATCGGGCGGACCGTCGACCAACTCAAGAACAAGCAGAAGGAACTGAACCGGGCGATGACCGAGGCGAAGGCCTCGGCCAACCTCGGCGCGGCGATGGCCGCACAAAAGGAGCTCGGCGCGATCAACAAGCAGATCGACGCCCTCCGGAAGAAATCCGACCTCCTCCGCCGCGAGGCTGAACTAACCGCGCGGATCGGCGAGCTCCGCTCGAAGTTCCGGGACGACATGTTCAACCGCGTGGGGACGGCGGTCGCTCTGGGGGCGACGCTGAAGAAGCCGCTCGACGCGTTTAAGGATCTCGACGAGGCGATCAACAACATGCAGGTCGCCATGACGGACGCGACCGGCAACGTCCCGAAGCAATTCGAGGCGATCAAGAAGCAGACGATCGAGCTCGGGAACGTCCTCCCGGGCACGACGGCGGACTTCGTGAACGTCGCAACCGCGCTCAAGGAGCAGGGCGTCGGGATCGATTCGATTGTCGGCGGCGCGCTCAAGTCGGCGTCGCACCTCTCCGTCGTGATGAAGATGGTCCCCGAGCAAGCCGGCGAAATGGTCGCCAAGCTCCGCGAGGCGTTCCAGTTGTCCGACGACGAGTTCGGCAAAATGGCGGACCTTTCCCAGAAGGCGCGCTTCGGGTTCGGCCTCAAGCCCGACGACCTCCTCCTCGGGGCGAAGTATTACGGCGGCAAGCTCAACGCTCTGGGGCTCACCGGGGCGGAGAACGTCCGCAAGATTTACGCCCTACAAGGCATGGCCGCACAGCAAGGGATGGACGGCTCGACCTTCGGGACGAACTTCTCGATGATGCTGACACGCGTCGGCCTTCTCACCGAGCGGATGCACAAGAATTCGAAGGAGATGAAGGCGGTCAACGCCGAGCTCAACAAGGCGGGCGTCAAGCTGTCATTCTTCGACAAGAAGGGCAAGTTCGCGGGCGTCGACAACATGATCGCCCAACTCGACAAGCTCAAGGGCTTCTCGCAGGAAAAGCGTCTGCAGATCCTTACCCGGCTGTTCGGCGAAGAAGGCGGGCGACCGGCGGACCTGATCGCGCGCAACGGCGTGGAGGGCTTCAAGAAGGCCCTCGCGACGATGGACAAGGAAGCCTCGCTCGACAAGCGGATCGGCATCGCGACGTCCTCGTTCAAGAACCAGATCGAAGCGCTCGGCGGAACGGTCACCAACATGTTCGCGGCGATCGGCGAGCCCATCGCGGAAATGTTCACGCCGGTTATGGCGAAGCTGAACGAGATCGTCGGCGGGCCTGTCATGACGTGGATCGAGAAGAACAAGGAGGTCGTGAAGGGCATCGGCGCGATTATCGCGGCGGTCGCCGGGATCAACCTCGTCGGCGCGGCGTTCGCTGGCGTCGCCTTCGCGGCGCTGACGACCGGGCTCAGCCTCATTCCCGTATGGAAATCGCTCAAGCTGATCGGCGGAGTGTTCCCGCTGATCGCTCGCGGCTTCGCGATGATCGGCGCGGCGGCGATGGCAAACCCCATCGGCGCGACTATCGCCGCGATCGCTGTCGGGGCGCTGTTGATCTACAAGTATTGGGGCCCGCTCTCGGCCTTCGCCACGAAGCTCTGGGACGGGATCACGACGACGGTCACGAGCGCGGTCGAAACGATCGGCTCCACGGTCTCGAACGGCTTCGCGACGGTCGGCGAGAAGTTCCGCGCCGCATGGGAGCCGATCCGGAATTACTTCCGCTCGCTCTGGGACGACCTCATGGGGATTGTCTCGCGCGCGGTCGAATGGATCTCGAGCAAGATTTCGGCGATGGGCTCGGCCTTCTCGTCGCTCGGGAGTTCGTTTTCATTGGGCGGAAGCGTCAAGCCCCCGGCCAAGCAGAGTTCGTTCGACGGCGGCTCCGCGCCATTGCCGAGCGCGCCTTCTGGGAACCGTGCGCCACCCCCGGTTCCCCAGATGGCGACGGCGAGAAGTTCGGTGTCGCAGTCGAACACCTATAACCAGACCTTCAACATCAAGCAGGAGCCCGGGCAGTCGTCCGACGATCTCGCGAACAAGGTCGTCGCGAAGATGAAGGCGCGGGACCAAGCCGAGAAGCGCGGGCGCATGTTTGATCCAGTCATCGCGGGGGCCTACTGATGGGCGTGTTCGACGGATTGGGCGACGTCTCCTCGTCGATCCCTACGACTGTTTTCACCGGCGGCGCGAACCCTGTCGCGGTAGTCACCGGGTTCGTCCCTCAGATGATCCTCGGGAGCTTCATGTTCTCGATCAACTCCGCCGCGTATCAGGAATGGCGGCGGAGCAATCTCTACCGATGGCAGTCGCAGGACGTCATCGGGGAGCACGAGGTCCTCCAGTATTGCGGGCCCGGGTCCGAGACGATAATCCTCCCGGGCGTGATCTATCCCATGTTCCGGGGCGGCACGGGGCAACTCGAAAAGATCCGCGCGCTTGCGGCGAAAGGGGAGCCCCAGATGCTCATCACGGCGACCGGCGGCGTGCTCGGGCAGTATGTCATCGAGCAGATCGAAGAGACGCACACGACGTTCGCCGCGTTCGGGATCCCGCGAAAAATCGAGTTCAACATCACCCTGCGGAACTATAGCGCCGGCGTGGGCTTCGCCGATCTCATTTCCGCAATCACGAGCCTATTCTGATGGCCGACACCTATCTGACCAAGGACGGCGACGTCCTCGACTGGGTTCTCTGGAAATACTACGGGACGACCGCAAACCGTGAGGTCGAGCGCGTGCTCGAAGCAAACCCTGGACTCGCCGATTACGGCGCGGTCCTCCCCGGCGGCGTGCGGATCCTCCTCCCCGAACTGGAAACCCCGGTCACCACGACCATCGGCGTGCGGCTATGGGACTAAGCGCGGTCGGGATCGTCCCCGAGTTCGTCATCAAGGCGAACGGCTCGGATATCACGGACAAGATCAACCGCCGGCTGATCTCGCTCCGTTATTCCGACTCGGCGGGCTTCGACTCCGATTCGCTGGAATTCACGATCTCGAACGGCGTCGACGGGTCGCCCGTGCAAATGCCTGACACCGGCGCGCAACTGGAGCTCTCGCTCGGCTACGACGCGCGCGTCGTGAAGATGGGGAAGTTCATCGTCGACGAAGTGACGTGCGAGGGCTGGCCCGAGACGATCACGGTCCGGGCCCGCTCCGCGACCTTCGACAAGAAGAACGGCGACGGGAAGCAACTCCAGACACAGAAGAACAAGAAGTGGGCGAAGGGCACATTCTCGAAGATGGTCCAAACCATCGCGAAGGAGAACGGGCTCACCGGGTCGGTCTCGCAGTCGCTTTCGTCGATCGACGTCCCGGCGACGCACCAGATCGACGAGTCGGACCTTCACTTCCTGATCCGGGTCGGGCGGCGCTACGACGCCGTGATCAAGGTCGCGGACGGTCGCCTGATGGCGGTCAAGAAGTCCGAGAACAAAACCATGTCGGGGAACTCGCTCTCGCTCTCGCTCTCCCCGAAGGACAAGATCACCAGCTACAGGTTCACCCGGGCGAAGCGCGAGGAGTCCGGGTCCGTCCGGGCCTACTGGCACGAACACAAGAAGGCCAAGCGCCACGCCGTCACGGTCGGCTCTGGGGACCCCGAGACGAGCCTCAAGGGGGTCTACACGGACAAGGACGCGGCGGAAGCGGCGGCGAAGTCTGAGCTCGCCCGACGAGGGCGGCAGAAGGAGACCCTCTCGCTCACGCTCCCGGGTCGCCCCGAGATCGTCGCCGAGGCGTCGCTCGCGGTCTCCGGTTTCTGGTCCGGGATTGACGGCTCGTGGAATATCACGTCTGTCGAACACGAGATCGGATCGAACGGCTACGTGTGCACCCTCGAAGCCGAGCGGACCAATGCCGACGCCTACGCGAACGGCGCGACCGCGACGGACAAGATCGAAGGCGAGGACGACCACGCGGATGAAGCAAACGACGACGGGAGCCAATCGCAATGACCCCGCGTGATGCGTTTCCCTTAGTGCACCCAGAAGTGCACCCAAGCCCGTTTTTGGGTCTCTCTCAATCTTCGCGGAAGTGTTTGATTTTTAAGTGGCGCGCCCGAAAGGATTCGAACCTCTGACCCCCAGATTCGTAGTCGGGAAAATCTGTATAATCCCCGGTCACTCGGGTTCACGCCTCTTCACTTAACCCCAAGAAAATACACGCGCTCCATGATTGCGCGTGATTCGGCGCGTCCCGGGTGATATCACCGATGGTGCACCCAAAAGTGCACCCAAAACCCGGGGCCGAAGATGCTGACCGATACCGAGATCAAGCGGGCGATCCGCGCCGCAACCAAAGACACGACGCTCAACGATGGGGCCCACGGGCGAGGGACCGGGAGCCTCCGCCTCCGGATCCGCCCGGGCACGAGCGGAACAACCGCGACGTGGGTCGCGTGGTGGAAGCAAGGAGGGAAGCGGGCGACCAAGCCGCTCGGGAAATACCCGGACATGAGCCTGTCCGCCGCCCGGGCGCTGTTCGTGGCCGAGGTCGCCCCGGTCGTCCGGGCGGGGAAGAACCCCCGGGTCCAGACGGTCGCCGAAGGCAAGCCGACGGTCGGGCGCATGTTCGAGGCTTACGTCGAGAGCATGAAGGCGAAGGGGCGGGTCTCCGCCGGAGAGGTCGAGCGGGCGCTCCTCAAGGCGGAGAACAACGCCGCCGACGCTCTGGGGCGTCACCGTTTATGCGCGGACATTGAACCCGGCGACGTGGTGGACTTCGTGTCCGGGTTCTACCGGCGCGGATCCCGGGGGCAGGCGGACAAGTCCCGGTCCTATATCTCCTCGGCCTTCAACTGGGCGCTCAAGGCGGCGCACGACTACACCGTCGAGACCCGGCAAGACTGGGGGATCAAGATCAACCCGGCGGCGGCGATCCCGAGGGACCACAGCGCGGTCGGGCAACGGGACCGGAACCTGTCGTCCGACGAGCTCCGCACGCTCTGGAGCGCGGCGACCCCCGGCCTCAACGGCTTCACTCTGGAGACCGCGACCGTTATCCGGATGCTGATCGCGACCGGGCAACGCGTCCAAGAGGTCCTGCGGATCGACGGCTCCGAGATCGACCTCGGAACCATGACGTGGAACATGCCCGCCGAAAAGACGAAGGGCAGGAAACGCCCGCACGCGATCCCGCTCCCGAAGCAAGTCGAGGGGGCGCTCGCCTTGCTCAAGCGCGTGCGCGGATCCGGGCCCCTGTTCCCGGGCGCGGTCGACGGGCGCATGGATCACCGTTCCATCATGCAGTCGATCGACCGATGGCTTGCGCAAGAGGACGTGAAGGCGGCGAAGTTCCAGACGCGCGACATAAGGCGGACGTGGAAGTCGCGCGCCGGCGAGCTCGGGATCTCGAAAGAGATGCGCGACATGATCCAGCAACACGCGCGAACGGATACCGGGTCGAAACACTACGACCGCGCCGACTATCTCCCGAAGATGCGCGAAGCAATGAAAGTGTGGGAGCATTATTTGACGCAAATAGTGCAAACGGACGCCAATCCGGGCGTATAATCGCCCGCTATGGCTAAATACTCCGAAGGCTCCTACCTGATCGTCACGTTCGACAAATACGGGACGAAGATCGAAACGCGCCTCGCTGAACATCAAGGGCTGATCGGTGCACAGAAGGAAGCCGAAAAGCTGATCGGCGAAGAGGTCGCAAGCTACGCGATCATGCGCGTGCTCACGAACTCGATCGATCAAAACTCCGGCTCGCGGTGGCTATGATGATCGCGCTCGGCATCGCTCTTTTCCCCGTGTTCGTCATCGCGGCGATCGCGTATCTCTTCGATGGCATCGCAACCGAGATGTTAGAGGACGACGACGAATGGCCGCCGGGGGCTCCCTAAACCTAACCGACCTGATCAGCGTTCGAGACGGCGTGCTCACGCCCGACGAGTGCGCGCAGATCATCCGCGCGTTCGAGGATCGGGCGGAGCTCACGCAACATCACGACACGCCCGGGTATCGGTTCCGGCAACTCGACTGCAACGCGACCGACCTCGGCACTCTGGCGAAGGAGTTCGTCGGCGTGCTGTTGCCCCACATCCGCGATTACTTCAAGCTCCGGGGCTTTGATCGTTTCGTCTCCCCCGATCACTTCGAGAACGTGCGGATCAAGAAATACGAACCCGGCACGGGCGACCAGTTCAAGATCCACATCGACGCGGCGGACAAGGGGTCCGCGATCCGCTACCTCGTGTTTATCCTCTACCTCAACGACAACGACGGCGAGACCTCGTTCCCGATGCTCGGGCAATCAGTCAAACCGAAGGCAGGGCGGCTCGTCATGTTCCCGCCCTTCTGGATGTTCCCGCACGTCGGGCAACCCCCGACCGATCGCGCGAAATACATCATGATGAGCGCGCTCCACCACGCTTAGGCGCGGCGTCTCCGATTGTTGAATACACGGTAGGCCCATCCCTTCGGGTTCGAGTAGCCGCGCGACTCTCCGAGCGCCACGAGATCGTTCATCGTTTGGGCTTCCGCCTGTTCACGGATCCGCCGGTTCCGGATCTCGATCTTTTCGCGCTCCGTGATTTCCTTCAATTCGCCGTCGCCAACCGTGACCTCGCGCACGTTCGGCGCGATCCGCTTCCCGCAATAGGGGCACTCGGGCGGAGCCGGTCGGCGTATCTGACCGAAGCAACCGTCGCACGTTATCGGCGGCGGGGGCCCGTTATCGTTCGCGGCCTTTTTCTTCGCCTCGCGCCCTTCGAGCGACCAGTCGCGGTCCTCGTCGGGTAAGCCGTGGCGGTGCATGTTTCCAGCGTGGTCGAGGATAATCGCCGTCTTGCCCGGGGCAGGGCGTAACGCTCGCCCGACTTGCTGGAGGTGGAGCGCGAGCGATTGGGTCGGCCTCATTTGGAGAACGCAATCGATCGTGACGTCCCTCTGGGCGATCGCCGACAAGTCGAACCCCTCGCCGAAGAGGTCGACGTTCGAGAGCACCACGAGATCCCCCGACGCAAAGTCGCGGACGATCCTCGCGCGTTCGAACTTCGGCGTGGTCCCGTCAAGATGCGCGGCGGGGATCCCGGCGGCTCGGAATTGTTCCGCAATATGCTGAGAGTGCGCCACAGTCACGCCGAAAGCTACAGATCGAAGTCCAGGCGCATGTTTCCGCCAATGGCTGATCGCGTCGCCGGTCAAGGTCGGCGTGTCGGCGCGCTTCTCTGTCTCCGACTTCGAATAGTCGCCCATCGACCTTTTCACGCCCGACATGTCCGGGGCGCTCGGGGCGTATGCACGATATTGTGAGAGGTGGCCTTGCTCGATCAACCAAGCGACCGAAGGCCCCAGAACGATCTCGTCGAAGTTCGCGCCGAGCCCTTTCCCGTCGAGCCTCTGGGGGGTCGCCGACAGGCCGATGTTCCATGCGTTCGGGAAGGCTTCCTGCACGCGCGTCCAACCCGCCGCCCCGAGGTGGTGGCATTCGTCGAAGATAATCAACCGAGGCGGCGCAACGATCCCGAGGCGGTTTTTAAGCGTGTCGATCGAGCAGATGAACACCGAGTGGCGCTGATCGTATGGATAGCCCGACGCGATAAATCCGTGGACAATCCCAAATTTGCCAAAAGTGTAACTCGTCTGCGCGACAAGTTCGGCGCGATGGCAGACGAACCAGACCGTGCCACGGGATGCGGCCCCGCTTGAAATATAGGAGGCAAGCGCGGTCTTTCCCGCGCCGGTCGGAGCTTGGACAAGGACACGACGAGACACTTTCAGCGCGTTTCTCGCCTTGTCCACGATCTCCATTTGATAGTCGCGGAGTTGCAACCTAACCACGTTCGTTCACCCTAATTCATGATGCATTGATTACGCGGGCATGAATTATACCGAGTCGGTTGACTAACGCATTTTTCTCGTTTCATTGTCTCGAAGTGACGCACACGGTTGCAGAGCGTGTATACTTCACGCCGCGTCACGCAAGACGCACAACAATCACAAACAATCACTCGGATAACGAGGTAACTATGCAAGCTGGCATCTACTACGACCTAGCAAATGAGGAGTACCACGGGGGACCCGGCGACTCTAAGTCTGATCTCGACCGCGTTAATCGGTCGCTGTTGCATTACAAAACCAACAAGGACGCGGCGAACGACAACCGCGAACAAACCGCCGCGCAGTTCATCGGATCGGCGTTCCACACGGCGCTTCTGGAGCCCGCGTGTTTTGCTGATCGCTACGTCGTCACGCCGACCGACGCGCCAAAGCGACCAACGAGCGGGCAACGCAACGCAAAGAAACCGAGCGCGGAGACAATCGAGGCTATCTATTTTTGGGACTCCTTCGACGCGAAAAACGCTGGCAAGGAGCAGATCAGCCAAGAGGACCTCGACACGCTTAAAGCAATGGTCGCCACGGTCTACAAGCATCCCGCCGCGTTCGCTCTTTTGACTAGCGTCCCCGGCGTCGCTGAAGCATCCGCCTATTGGAACGACCCCGCAACCGGGCTCCTGTTGCGCTGTCGTCCTGACTTCTGGCGCGAGGACGGGATCATCGTCGACGTCAAGACGACCGAGGACGCAAGTCCCGAAGAGTTCGACCGATCTATCGCCAAGTGGCGCTACCACGTCCAAGACGCGTTCTATCTCGACGGCACGGGGCACGCGGTCGGACAAAGCGGCGCGAAGATTGAACGCCCGCGCGAGTTCGTGTTCCTCGTGGTGGAGAAGAAACCGCCATACGCGGTCGCGGTCTATCGTCTCGACGACGAGGCTCGCGAGCTCGGACGCTTCGAGTATCGGGCGAACCTTGAGCGGCTACATCGTGGGCACACGTCCGGCGAGTGGCCGGGTTACTCGTCGAAGATCCAGCCAATCAGCGTCCCCGTTTGGTATGCGAAGAAGTTCGAGGGGGCGCGCGCATGAAGATCAGGATCCAGAAGCTACACCCCGGCGCGATCGTCCCGAAGTATGCAACCGACGGCGCGGCGTGTTTCGATCTCCACGCGTGTTTCGACACCGACGACTACTCCGCGCGGATCTACCGTAACCAGCCGAAGGCGATCCCGACCGGGCTCGCGTTCGAGATCCCGCACGGGCACGTCATGCTCGTGTTCTCGCGCTCGGGTCACGCGTTCAAGAACTCGACGCGCCTCGGGAATTGCGTCGGCGTGATCGACGCGGACTATCGCGGCGAGGTCAAGGTCAACCTGACCCGAGACGACTCCGATCTCGACATGCTCCAAGTGCGGCACGGCGACCGGATCGCTCAGGCGATGCTCGTCCCATACCCGCGCGTGTCATTCATCGAGACCGAGGAGCTCACCAGCACCGAACGTGGCGCGGGCGGTTTCGGTTCAACAGGTAAGTAAATTATGAGTAACGAAGAAAACGCACTTTTAGTTCAACTGGAGCCCACGACGGTTCGTGAGTTTTTCACGGATCCGGATCAGGTGAGCAATGTAATAAACAAGATTAGGTCGATCGTCGCAACGGAAGAACACGACGCGGGAACGGCGAAGGGGCGAGCCGCCATTAAGTCTCTGGCTTATAAGGTCAAGCGCTCGAAAACCTACCTTGATGACGCCGGCAAGGAGTTAGTCGCGGAGCTTAAAGAGCTTCCAAAGTTGATCGACTCAAACCGGAAAACCATTCGCGATGAACTGGACTCCCTACACGATCAAGTGAGGAAACCGCTTACAGAATGGGAAAATGAAGTCGCAAGACGGGCCGCCGAGGAAAAGGAACAAGCCGAACGAGCGGAAGCGGTCCGCAAGCGCATAACGGAGTTTAGCCTTGAGCCGACGCACTACATCAACGCGACTTCTGAAGTGATCCACGCCGCCGTCGGTAGGATGGAGTTGGTAGTTATCAACGAGGATTATTTCGGGGATCTATACGAAGAAGCCGCGACGGCTCGGTTATCGGCTGTCGAGAAAATGAGAACGATGGCCGCTAACGCTGAGATTATCGAGCAACGTGAGCGAGAGGAACGCGAGCGCGCAATAGCTGAAGAAGCGGCGGAACGTGAACGCCAAGCCTCCGAGCAGAAGATTATCGAGGCAAAACTAGCTGCGGAACGGGCGGAAGCTGAGAAGAAAGAAGCCGAACAAAGAGCGATCGACGCGGAGAACCGGCGCAAAGAAGCCGAGGAAAAGGCTGTTGCTGATCGTAAGCGCGCGGAAGATGAAGCCGCCGAACGTGAGCGCAAACGGATCGAGGCGGCGCAAGAATCCGAACGTCGCGCGGAAGAGGCGAGGGCTAGAGACATTGAGCACAAAAAGAAGATCCACAACGAGGCAGTCGTCGGGCTGTCGGATCATGCGGGCCTCGATGATACCCAAGCGAAAGCCGTCGTCATTGCGATTGCAAGGCGTTTAATCCCAAACATCACCATTGCCTACTGAGGTATTTATGTCATTTCAAGTCAAAACGGCGGAGCGCCAAGGCGCGCACCTCCTCATTCAACTGTCGGGTGTGTCCGGGGGCGGCAAGACCTACACGGCGCTCCATATCGCTTACGGGCTCACCGGGGGCGACGGGTCGAAGATCATCGGCATCGACACCGAGAACCGGCGTATGTCGCTGAACGCCGACATTCTCCCGGGCAAGGCTCGGTTCCGGATCATCGACTTCTACGCGCCGTTCTCCCCGGACCGCTACATCGAAGCGATCGACGCGGCGTGCAATGCCGGCGCTGAAGTGATCGTGATCGACTCGGTTTCCCACGAGTGGGAGTCGGAAGGCGGTTGCGAGTGGATCGCTAACCAGTCGAAGTTCCCCGACTGGAGGACCGCGAAGGCGAAGCACAAGCGCTTCATGACGCACATGCTCCAATGCCCCGCGCACATCATCGTGTGCAGTCGTGCGCGTGAGAAGGTCGACTTCTCGGATCCGAAGAACCCGCGACCGCTCGGGCTCCAGCCGATCGTCGAGAAGAACTTCTCCTACGAGGCGACCGTCTCGCTGATGATGCACGAGCAGGGGCGCAAACAGGACGTGCTAAAATGCCCCGCCGATTTGCAAGCGATCCTCGGAAGGGGCAACGGCTACCTGACCCACGAGGACGGCGCGGCATTGCGAGCGTGGGTGGTCGGCGCGGTTCAAGTAAACGCCGAGGTCGAGAAGGCCCGGGGGATGCTCCAGAATGTTGCGGAGCAAGGAATGACCGCCCTACAGGCGGCGTGGCAGTCGTTACCGGCGACTGTTCGCAAGGGGATAAACCCGAGCGGGAAATGCCCGGATGATCTCAAAGCATCGGCGCAAGCCTTCGACGAGCTCCGCAAAACTGGCGAAGCGGGGGGCGAAGCGCTGGAGGATCTAAACTCGCGAGTCTTAGGGGATAAGGATGGAACAGCAATACCTAACGGTGGATGACCTCATTACGCGATGGGGGAAAGTCATCACGCGAGGCACTCTCGCGAACTGGCGATCCAAACGCGTCGGTCCGCCGTTCGTCAAGCTACGCGCCCGGGTCGTGTACCCGGTCGCCGAGCTCGTCGACTGGGAGAAGAAACACCAACGAGGCGAAACAAGTGGAGCAAACGACAACGCATAACCGGGTCGTCCCCGGTTACGAAAAACTCGCGGACGTTCTCGCCCGCGCCTACTATCAAGCGGCCAAAGGCAAAGGCGCTGAGAGACATTCGCGGGGCGAACCGTTCCACGAGCAAGTCATCATCGAGGGGGCTCGACGCTTCGGCGTCGGCTCTCTCCTTTTCCAGTCGTTCAAGAAGTCCGAGGAGTCGCAACGTCTACCAAAGGACGCGGCGATCCGTGAGCTCCTCGGGGCGATCGTTTACCTCGCGGGCGCGGTGATCGCTCTGGAGCAGAAAGAAGATGGCTGACGAGTTCGACAAGGCGTCTGAGATCGAGCAATGGTCGACCGATCTCGCAATAAAGCAGACCCTCAACAACGCGGCACGGACGCCGAAGGTCGAGGCGACGGGATACTGTCAAAACCCGGCGTGTTGGGACGAGTTCGAGGAGGGATCGCTGAGGCTCTATTGCAACGCCGAGTGCGAGCGAGAACATCGACGGATTACATTTTTACAAGGTGGATAATGAAAAACCCAAGTTATACGAAGAAAGGGCCTGGACGGCGGCATAACCACGAGACCACGGCATGGGCGGCGAAAAGGATCGCGCGCGAGAATGAACAAAGGCGGGCGATGGTCGTCGGAGCGGCGCACGGAATGGTAAGCCCGATCGAGGTGAAGCATGGCTAAGAAGCTATACGACCTCGCGGTCAAGACCGGCGAATATCAGGACCGCAACGGCAACAAGAAAGGCCGCTGGCAAAACGTCGGCGCGGTCATGCAGGGCGACGACGGCGGCAAGTTCATCATGCTGGCGAAGTGGTTCAACCCGGCGGGCGTTCCGGATCTATCCGGTCGCGGCGGCGAGTCGATCCTTCTGTCGATGTTCGAGCCGCGCAACGACAACGGACAACAAGACGCGCACAACTCAGGGAAGTCGAATGGCTACGCGCCGAACTCCTCCAGCGCCGACGACGCCGACATTCCGTTCTAAGCGCCCCGAGGCGTGGAACACGTTCCCGCGTCGGGAATTCACCCCGGTCACTCTTCACGATGGCCGGGTCGTGGATTCCTATTCTGAGGAGTGGCGGCTCGAATGTGAGGCCCGGGCGGTTATCAAGATGCAGACGCTCTCGCGTCGTCGCGAATATCTCGAACACGTCGACCGCAAGCGTGGAGCCGAAGCCGGCGCGCAATTACGCGCGATCATCCGAGCGCTTTGGAATCGCTGATCTTTTTTTGCTTGTAAGTGTTGACAGGATTCAACACTAGAGGGACAATTTCACCACGTTGAGGGAATGGCCCGAAACACCAACAAAGAGAAAGGAAGATGAACGCAAATTTCAAAATCGGCCAGATCGTCCGCGAAAACAAAGTAGGCTCCAAGCCTTTCAAGATTATGGATATCGACGGCACGACGGTCTGGGGCTTCGATGGTCGTGTTTATCACGTCACCAAGATTGTTTCAGCCTAATCACCCCGCGCCACGGGCGGCGCACCCATTCTTCGAGGCTATTTCCATGAAAAACTTTTTCACCTTCGCTTTGATGATTGCCCTCTACGCGCTCGC